GAATAATAGACCCTTGAACTTTTCAACAGACCAACGACCGTTAGAGTCTACGTCAAGGTCGAATGTTCCTGCTGTAGCAGTGCCCGATGAAGCACCAGTAACAGCGGTTACGACTAGATTTCTGACAACTTCCCTGTTGATTTCAGCGATAATTTCAGTTGAAAGAATATTAGCCAATTCTCTTTCTGCATCAAGCCCGTGAATTGCCTTCAAGTCTTGTGCAAGTTCCATAGAATATTCTGCCTTCAAAGCACGAGACTTTGCAGTAACAGAAATCTGTTCAATGCTGAATGCCATTTCAGCGAATGCAACGTTAGATGTTGATCCAAGTGCTTCGGCCTGAGTTGTTGACATACCGCCTGCATAGTTATATGTCTGGGAGTTACCAGAAACAACAACTGTGCTGTTACCACCGACGTTTCCATTAGCATCACCAACAATTTCTGTGTTACCACCAGTAACAGTAGAGAAACCAGTGTTAGATTCGTTGTAGAATGCTTCTGTTCCTGCCTGGTTAGCATAACGTGAACGCATTGCGAAGATCAATCCTGTTGGTCCGGACATTGGCTGAACACCTACAAGATCAAAAGCGATCAAGTTTGGTGCCGCACGACGGATCAAGCTGATAAGGACTGGATCATAAATGTCAATTGCTCCATCTGATGGTGTTGAAGATGAACCAAGCATAGCGTTTGTTGGTGCAACTTCTAGCAATGATTGCGGTGAGAAACCAGATTGTTCCCTCAGCGCATTTTCTGTGTTCTCTAGAAGCGTTGCCACAACATCACGGCGATGAAGATCCTTAATTGGTGGCATATCTTCATGCTCTAGAATTGGCTTCCACTTCTTGATAAGAGATTCATTCTTTGATTCTAGCATTGTTTTCTCCTTTGTAGAGTTTATTATAGTCTTTTAATTATTGCTTACTCTGTATTTATAATTGTTTATCTTTTCACCATACGACTTATTGCCTTAGCATAAACATTCATGGCTGGATCTTCATATACTGTATCAGTATTATCATCATCTTCTTCTATTTCTTCGTTGATTAGTTGGTCCTTTTCAACAGTGACCTTCCTCTTTTTACCATCTCCAAAATAGTTTTCCTTGATAACGCCAAGTTTTTGTTCAAATTCTTCAACGTCGGAATAGCTCATAGCTTCAACTAGAGTGTCAAGTTTCTCTTTATCAGAGTCTACCATACCTTCCTTTGCATCTTCAAGGATTGCACCTGTCTTAAGTGTATCTAGCTCTTTTTGAAGATCAATACGAGCTTCTACTTCCTCATTGACTTTTTCTTTAAGTTCATCAATAACTTCTGTCATTTCTTCAATAACATCGGTTTCTTCCTCAGGAACATTTACATGATGTTCTGTAAATAGAGTATGTAAGCCTTCTAGGAAGCTTTCAGTGACTTCGGCCTTAATTCCGCTTTCTACAGCTAACTTGTTATCTTCCATCCACTGATCAGCAACATAATTAATGTATTCTTCAACAGCTTCATGGATTTCATTAAGCTTTTCTTCAACAGATTCTTCTACTTTTTGTTCAAATTCTTCTTCAAGGCGTGCTGTTTCTGTAATAACCTTAGCATTAACTGCTGTTTCAAACAGAGTGAAAGCCTTATCTCTGAATTCTTCTGTCAATTCTGTGCCAGAAAATATTTCATCAACATCTTCCTTGCTTACAAAGCCAGCAATAGAACTTTTATTTGCTGCTGAATTATCAGTTGAATCTCCATCAAAAACACTGGTGAAAGCACCATGTGCATCCTTCAATGCATCAACTTTCATTTTTCCAGCCTTAGCGATCAGGTCTGCGACCATCTTATTTTTTGTCATTTTGGCTGCCTTTTCTCCATCTGTCTTGTCTGCTGGGCGTTTTGTGCTTCCCTTGGAAACTGGCTCAGCAATTTCTGAATCAGAGTGATCAGCCTTGAATTCGTCCAACTGATCTTTGTTGTCGGTTTTAACTGTCATGATTTTCTCCTTTGGATACTTATAGATATTATTTATTAAATCTCATTTTTTGCGATGATATCTAGGTATTTTTCAAATAAACCTAACATTTGTCTTGCATCTAATGATCTAGAACGAGTGTGTTCTTCTACCTTTTGTTCAATTTGTTCTGCTGCTTTAGTTGCAATTAGTTTTCCTTCAGGAGACCACAACCATTCCACTCCTTCCATGATACCATTTACAAAGGCATCTGGTGCTGATGGATCAACAACAATATCTGCTGCTGTTGAAAGATAAAAATCGTTCTGAACTTCCTGTATACCATCCTTTTTTTCAACTAATGAGCCCATGCCCCTAGAAGAAACACCCAATTTACCACCTTCTTTGATTATATTTTTAGCAATATCTCCAAATGTTGTGCTGTGCAAAACAGCTTTTCCTATGTAGTTATTGCCATCTTCTTTCAATGAAACAATTCGGTGAGAAATTCTCTCTGGATTTATAGTAGGTCCCTTTGGGTGCCCCAATTCGCCGTAGGCTCGCCCTTCATCAATATATTTCTTTGTGTATCTTGAAACCTCTTTTTCCATAACAGGCTTTGGATAGTAACGCCCGTTTCTATTTTTCATTTCTGTTTGTAAAAAAATGCCTTCAATATACATTTTCTTATCGCCATCATCGTCTTTAGATTCCTGAATGACGTTAATATCTTCTGTATATTCGCATATAAGTTTCATTTGTTATTATCCTTTATAAGCTACTGATGTTGCTGAAACGTTATTTGACGCTTGAACAGTCCATGTTGGTTCTTTTTCAATTAAAAGACCAACACTGCTTCCTCTAACAAGTAAAGAACCTGTATTAGATGAACCATCATTGATTGTTATAAGAGAATCATTTGTTCCATCAGGAATAATATACACCAAAGATGCATTACTAACAGTATTAGCTGTAGATAATGTTATTTGTTCGCTCAATGGTTTAATTATGTTCATCTAATTTTTCCTTTATACTGCATTCTTAGCGAAATCTAATATTTCATCAAAATCATCTTTTGATTTGAATATTGTTTTTTCCATCTCTTTTTTATTTTGGTTGTTTAATTGTTCATGGAACTTATTCAATATTTTAGCATCTTTATCAGTAATATTTATGGATTTACCATCATTTAACTTTGTTCTTCCAGATTTAAACATTTCAGTCAATTCTGTTTCTTCATGACGACTTTTATCAGAACCAACTTTCCAACCCCTAGCTTTGTAATCATTTATTCTATTTCTTACAACTACAATTTCTTTACCAGATGTTTTATGCACCATCTTAACAGTGTCATCACCTACTTTTTTTTTATCCGGGCCCATGAAAAGAGCTTCTGAAATAATATCTGCGCCAGTGAAAACAATACAATCTTCGGACATTTCATCAATTTCCAAAGCTTTCATTTGGTCTCTAACATCTTCCAATGATCTTGCAAGATATTTTGCATCATACAATTCACCACGCATATCTGGATAGGTTGATGGTTCATTACCCATTTTTCTTTTGATAGCGAATTTCTTCTTTTCGGCTTGAGCTTTTTTGTGTGTTGTTATAAGTCTCCTTGCAATAGTTTGAATTTCTGTTGATAATTCATTAATTTTATTAACATAATTATCGCGCATAGCCAAGTGAGATTCATCCAAATCAACTTCCTCAGAAACTTTCTTGCGATTTTTAGGAACATAACCTGTCTTAGATGGATTTGGATCACCTTTTCCGCCAACTCTATTACGAGCTAGGGCTGAAACGAAATTGATATTAGCATCGGCAAGCTGTTTCAATCTTTCTGGTCTATTTTTTTTCATACCATCCATCAGCTTTGTCAGTTTTCTGTAGGCAGATCCTTCAGGATCCATTTTTTTGATGCCAGCATATTTCTTTCTTACTGAATTCAACTGTGCGGTGGAAAATAATTCGGCTTCATCCAATTGATCAACCATTTCCTTCAATTCATATGCTTCTGATTGAGCAGCTAATTTGGTGGCGGTGGCGTGCATGACTGCTTCCCAATCATCACCATAACGCTTCATCAAGTCATCTTTTTTCTTTTTCATTGACTTAACAATTTCTTCTTTTTTCCTTTTTTCAGCATCAGAAAGTTCTTCTGATACATCTTTTTCAGCGTCTTTTTTTCCTTGTGCTCTCGCGGCTTTGGATGCAGAACGCTTCATGTCTTTTGAGCCTGGTTTACCATATGAACCAGCTTTCCTACGACCATGTTTTTTTAATGTATTAGATGTTGTGTTGCCTGTTTCTTCAACACGCATACCACGCCCATCTTCATAAACATCAGAATCTTCACCTTCACCAGGATCAGCTATTCTTTTGCCGCTCCTTTTTTTGGTGCTTCCTTTGTAAACATCATCTTTGTTTCCAGCAACATCTTTCTTTTTCTTTATTAAGTGCTTACCTTTGAAATTTTTAGCACCGTCACCATGTTGGCCGTCACGTTCAATATCGTCCATGCTTGTCATTTTTTCTCGTAACTGCTTAAAAGTTTTCATTGGTATAATTCCTTATTCATCTTCCTCTGAGGTTTCATCGTTGCCTTCTTCAACATCTTCATCAACTTCTTCCTCAGTTTCTTCCTCAGTTTCTTCGGAAACAGAAGTTTCTAGAGGTGTTGTGCCGAACATATCGGCTATAATCTCGGGCCTCGTGCTTTCGATTCTATCTGCAATTTTATCGACCAATAAATCATCCATGGCATCTTTCATAGATGAAACATCTTTATCAACTGCAAATTGAACTATATCTTTTATTTCATAATTTGCCATTACTTTTTCTCCTTGTTATCTTTGGACGGCTGGTTTACTGGACCTGGCGAAAGTTCTTCTTCTGGTTTCTTTGGTGGTTCATTTGTTCCTTTGTTATCGCCCAAATCAACTTGTGAAGCCATAGCGCCAATTTCGAGGTCATTTCTTGTTTCTGATTCTTCGGCTGATCCATCTTTATCCATTTCTTTTTGTATTTGTTCAATTTCTTCATCAGTTTGTGACAAGATAACTCTCTTGACATAATCAATTGAGAAATATTTACCTACATATTGTTCTACTGCATCTAATGTGCTCACTCTTTCTTTTAGAAGTTCTTGGTTTTTAAGTTCTGCAAAATGATTATCAATTTCATATTGAATTTTTATTCTGTCTTTAATTTCATCCCAAGATTCTTCATTTAAAATCATCTTAAGTTGTAATTGAATCTTTAGTGCTTCCAAAAATAGTTCCGAAAAGCGCCTTCTTAATCTGTCAACAAATTTAGCGAACTTAAGTTCATCCCTTGAAATTTCTGCTGCCCTACCTAAAGTAAAACCTGCCGTTGGTTCAAGTCTTGTAACTGGTATATTTAGTGAATTGTTTAATTTCTTCTGGAAATACAAAACATCATCCATTTCACCAAGATTTTGCCCACCAGGCAAAGTAGAAATGTCTGTTCCACGACCATCCCTCTTTGGAAGCCAATAATCTTCCATCATAGTCATGAATTTACGGTCATCGCGGATTTCACCACTTGATGCATCATATACAAGTTTGTTCTTGTGA